GGAAGTTAGGGCGCTATCGCAGCGCCCTTCGGTAATCTACCAATTAAACACATACCGACGATTTGCCATGTCGTATTCTTCTGCAATCCGGAGCACACCCCTGGCATCCGTAATCATGCACTTGCCTTCGTCGCTGCCCTTGACTGGGCAAAGTAAAAATGCCTCGCCGGCAGGGTCCACCTGGTAGCCGGTCAGCATGTAGCCCTCGGAATCGAACAGATACCAACCACAAGTGCCGTCCGTGGCCTCCCGGAGCCAGTACCAGCCATTGGCCGCATAGCTGCCGTCTGTAAACTGATACCACCAGCGCTGGCCGTCTGCGGCCGGCTGAAAGCCCTGGGTGTATGTCACTGGGACCGGGGTATAGTCGATGTCGCAGAGCTTGAGGGCCTTCTGCCAGGGTGTGGCGGTCACTCTGGACTTGATGGTGCCGTAGTTGATGCCCTTGGCCTCAATGCACCAACCATCACCTATGTACACCCCGATATGGCCCGGCTTCCAGAGCGCCCAACCGACCATGGACTCGTCCAAGTGGTCAATACCTACCTGCTCCACGGCCGTGTCATGATAGTTGTAGCTGCCGCGGATGCGCCCGGTGTACCAGCTGATGAGGCCGCTGCAGTCCGTGCAGCGCTGGCCTATGTACTTGGCTGCCTTGGCCTTGTAGGTGGATGTGTATGTGCCTGGGTTCTCCCGGGCGAGGCGGTCCAGGATGGCCTGCGTCAGTATCTCGCCCTTGGCACCGTAAACGTAGGGTGTGCCCAGCTTGTCCTTGCAGTGCCGTATTAATCCTGCTGATGTTTTACTCATAATTACCTCCAATCAAAAAAGGCCCAGGGGCATCCCTGAGCCATGAAAAGTTGTGACGTCACAAGTTGCGATATCGCAACAAATTACTCCATACCCGGTCCATGTTCCGGGTCCTGGTCAGAATTGTGCTTCGGGGCGTTGCTTGGCTTCCACTGTTCCTTACCGTCTGTAGGCTTCGGGTCGTGTGCCCTGGGGTCCTCCCTGCCTGTCCCTGGGCCATAGGGTGCTTCATGGGCGCACTCCGTCAATGGACGCTTTTCGGTCATCGGATTGTTGTTTACATGGTAATTCAGCTGCTGCTCTGTCATTTTTACTTCTGGCATAATGTTGCCCTCCTTCTATGTAATGGTAAATGGTTACTACTGTTTAAGCTGCTTGACAGCCTGGTTAATCCCGGTCGCAGCCAATCCGGATACAATTCCAATGGCCACCGCGTTGATAACATCCTGGGCCGGGAAGTCCGGCATGGTATACATTCCTACCACTCCCAAGGCTGCCCCCGCCACTCCGCATACTACCGGGATAACCTCATTCCTAAGTCTGGCGGATGCTTTGCAGACCATCCCGGCCAGATAGCATATCACTGTAATCCCTGCCACACTCGCTATTCCAAAATCCATATCCTACTCCTCTCTTTCTGCCGGCTCCTCCGGCATCTTCATAAGTTTGTCCTTAAGCTCTGTTGCCACATCATTGCCACCCAGGACATGGTATGCGTCATACATCCGCTTAACATTTTCTTTGCCATATATAGGGCAGTAACCCCTGTCCTGATAATGATTGTAGGCCTGTATGATACGGTCCCTCAAAAGTGCCTGCATACCATCGTGAAGTGCGGCATTTTTCCGGCTCTCCTCCTTCTGCCGTTTTGCCATCTGCCGGTAACATAAGCCTAAAAAGGTGGATATGGCCACAAACAGCCACTCCACCCAATGGACAACTATGTACTGTATTATCTCGCCCATGATGTCTCCTTACTCAGTAATCAGTTCTTCACACTCCAGGTCAACCAGTACCTGGCGCACCTGGTCCTTAATTTTATCCGGGACCTGTCCGAATGTTTTCCTCCCCTTCACAATCAGGGTCGCATAGATGACTGCCATGGTATCCACCTCCTTCCTCAATAATAAAAAGAGCAGCAGCCTAAGCATTGAGTACTGCCTCGACTTCCGCCCTTAACTTCTCCGGGACCTGTTCAATCGTCTTCTTGCCCTTGCGAATAAGGTCCGCATATACAATTACCATATAACTTGCCATTCCTTACACCTCCATTCCCTCGTAAATTTCTGTCAGGGCCAGCTGGGTATTGGTTACCTCTTCGGCCAGTGCCAGATTGGCCTCATACTGTTCTGTGAGTGCCAACTGTGCCTCTGTAAGCTGGTCACCCAGACTTACCACTTGTTCCTGCAGACGTCCAATATCTGACTCAGGCAGATACGCAAAGACCGGCTGTGGATTACCAGCATTGGTCACATCAATATGGTCCAGTCTCGCACCATCGGGAATATCTACCCACATGCACTGCAGGCCTTGTGGTACCCGTTCCTCGCCATACATAATAGTCCAAATACGGCCGGTGTCGTCATAGATTACTAATGCTTTCAT